GGCACTTATCCTCCAAGATCTCCATCAGATCTGGGTGGTCAAATCACCCCCGACAAACCAGTTTCTTTTATCGGGCCGCTGGAAGCACCTGAAGCGTCGGTCAAAATTCGCAGAGATAGTCGGGGGAGGATTATCATGTCCAGGGGATGATTTCTTACAGAATTCTAATTAAAAGATCATAACACGATGACACCAGAACTCATGGATTTAGCTACGATGGGAGGAGGAGCAATACTGGGCAAAGGTCTCAGTCTGGCATCCAAGCTCATAAGTGAACTCGGAGACGCACGCCGTGAGGCATGGTCGCTGGGCGAGAAATCCATGCAACGTGCAGCCGCCGTGACTGGCGGAATGTGGGTGCGGCGAGCAATTTATGCTCTGGTTGCGTTCAGTTTTGTGTCTATTATTATTGCCGGATTTGCTGGAGTACCAGTTGTCATCGAAAACGAAATTACAAAGGGGTTCCTGTTCTGGCAGAGAACCACGATGGAGTACATCGCCGTCGAGGGTGTGCCATTCCTATCAGTTAACAAGACGGCTTTCCTCGCGTTAGTGTCATTTTACCTCGGAGCAAAAGCATAATGCCAAACATAGTAAAAGAAAACATGCCAAACATCTGGACTGGAGTTCTCACTTTATTAGCCGCGATTGGGGCCTCATGGACACTAGTCGAAGCTGTGCTTGATAACCGCTATATCGAAGCAGAAGAATCCCGCGAGATTGTTGAAATGGTAATCGCTCCACACTTGGCGTCTGACGGCATCCACACTGAAATTGAAGTTACGCGGCAGGAGTTTGACCAATACAAGGAAAATGCAAAAAACAGCTTCCAATTGATAGATGACAGGCTTGTGAGAATGGACGGGAAGATGGATCGGCTAATTGAAATGCAACTATCTCAGTAATGGCCAAGGACAGGGTTCAGATCAAGGTTGATAGCAAGGGTATCCAGGAGATTGTCAAGGAGTTGATTAAGCTGGGTGATCCTAAGTGGGTTATGGGCAGGTACAAGGCCGCGTCAAAGAAGTCCCTGCAACCAGCACTGAAGAGGGTTATATCTACCGCACCAAAGAGCAGTAAGAGCTCTGGAGCCCTCAAAGGGTCGTTCATAATCAACGCAAAGAATAGCAAGAAAAAGAAGGGCAGGACTGACGCCCGCGTTGGGGTTGGTAAGCGTAAATTCTTCCTGGTTGACGGAAAGCTAGTTCAGCGAATCCACCTGATTAACGCCATTGAGTTCTCCAAGAAGGGTCATCCAGGTAAGGGCTTTATACGCAAGGCAATGAACGCAACAGCCAAGCCAAATCAGATTACTTCATCAGTAGAGGATTTCATGGCCAAGGCGGTCAAGAAGCGTGCCAGGTACAATACGAGGCCCAGGAAGAAAAAGAAATAAAGCACAATTTTAACCATGGTAGCAGTTTATATCTAATAGAGAGATGAGAGCAGACCTAAGATCTTACATACTCGCCGACACGGCCATTGAGGCCATTATCGGTAGCAGGTTCTACCCAGAAGTGGCACTTCAGGAGGACGGCACAGAAGCTTACGCGGTTTACTCAACCCTATCCTCTACCACACTGGACACTCACAATGATTCGGGATTGCTCATTAGGGATCTAATTGATCTATCCATACATGCTCCAACCATAACGGGCGTGTACGAGCTCTCAGAGCTTCTAAGAACCCGCCTGAGCAACAAGCGTATAACGCTCGGATCCTACGACTCTCACATTGTCTGGCAGGGGCTAAACACTGGCTACTCTGACGACGACGAAATTTACAGTGCTTCAATCACTCTTGAAGTCACCTGGAGCTAATCTGCTCCAAACTAAACCAAACCTAAACCCATAAAATAAAATGGCTAAATACGCAGCAAACGGCGCAACCATCACAGTTGGTGGAACCGCTATCTCAAACGTGGTTTCGTTTGGAGTACCTAGTGACTCTAGCGACGAAATCGATGTATCTGATCACGCCTCCAACCGTCGTTCTTACGTCGCTGGAATGGTTGACTCGGACGACATGACCATCGAGTTGGTCTATGACCCAGAAGATGCTGGACAAATTGCTCTACGTGATGGCGTAGGCGATTCAGCTCTTGCGTTCATAATCACACTCAGTGGCCCAACGGCTAGTCACATCCACACTTTCAACGCATTGGTTAAGGGGTTCGAAATCGATCTCCCAGCTGACGGAGCAATCACTGCTTCTTGCTCGATCAAGCGTACTGGTGCTGACGTGATCTCGTCTTCGTAATAGTTCTAACCAATAACCGACCATGAAAGAACAAACGATCACAATTAAAATCGACGGAGAAGACCGCGAGGTTTACGCAAGCAACGCGGCCATTCTCCGTTTTCGTCGCAGCGGCGGGGACATGTCATTAATCACTAACTTATCAAGTGGTGATAACAATGCACTATTCGACTCGCTCGATGCGATCAGTAGACTAATTTGCGTCAATCTAGTTGAAAAGAACCTGACTCCCGAAGAAATAAGTAATGGAGTGGAGTCCATGGTTGAGCTGTTTGACGCAGCCGGAATCCTGCTTAATCAAGTTCCTTGGTTGGTCGGTTCCAAATCAGAACAAGAATAATCAGGTTCCATGGTGCGGGGCGACCACGATAAAGCACTGTTAGACGACTTTGCTTTTGGTGTGGTCGCTCTTCGCCTACGTCCTGATGATTTCTGGAGCATGAGCCGAGGTGAGTACCTGGCTTGTGTTAACATGTGGAGAAAGCTGAATGGCCAGGCGGGGGTAGAGGATCAATCACAGGAGTCGGTAGACTCATTCTCTAAGTATCTCAAGGGCACGTTTGGCGGCAACAAACAGACAGAGCAAAATGGCTAACGAAATTCCATCAGTATACATCCAGGTAATCGCCGACACTGGCGAGGTTCAGCGTAACCTAAGCAGAGCGGAGAAGGCCTTTCTGGCATACCAGAACCGCACAAAGAAAACTGCTGGACTGAGTAAGCGGATCACTAAGGACTTTGCCAAGATGGCTGGTGGTATCTTTGCCATTGAGCGTGCCATGTCAGGGCTGACCGCTGTTGCCAGAACAATGTTTAAGGACGTTTCCGATTTCCAGGTAATGTCAGTTGAGCTAAAGGTTGCCACTGGATCAGCAATGGCCGCAGAAGAGGCGTTCTCAATGCTTCAAGACACGGCCAAGATGCTACCATCTTCCCTAAAGGATCTAACCACTGGCTTCGTTAGGCTCAAGAACATGGGCTTGGATGCCAGCCAAAGCTCGCTGGTATCATTCTCAAATACGGCAGCAGCAATGGGCAAAAGTCTCAAGCAGTTCGTTGAAGCTGTTGCTGATGCCAACACCAGGGAATTTGAGCGACTGAAGGAGTTTGGTATACTAGCTCGGAATGAGGGCGAAAAGATACGTTTTGTATTCAGGGGCGTAACAACCGAAGTTGACAACTCCAGTGCGGACATCGTTAAGTTCCTGACCGACATAGGTCACACGGAGTTTGCTGGTGCAGCAACGGAGCAGATCGACACCCTAGCAGCTAGGTTTACTAAGTTGCAGGATAGCATATTTAATTTAAACATAGCCTTTGGCGAGGGCGCATCTGGCGTGCTGGGAGACTTCGTCAAATACCTGACAGAGAAGGCCGATGCGGCTGCTGCGAGCAAGGGCCTTGCTGATATTAAGGATAGGTTGGTTGATATTGGTGAGCAACAGATTCTTATAAATCAGAGAACTCAGCAAGCACAGATCATTACCCCTAAGACTAATAAATTAGCAAAAGACCTAGTCAGTGCATTTAGTGACTTGGGTGCAAAAGAGCTACCATCAGCCAAAGCCCTGATAGAGGAAATGGAAGTTTCCATGGGCAAGCAGAGCGAAGCAATTGCAAAGGACACTCAGGAAAGAATTTTTGCTATTAAACAAGGGATTGCTATTTCTGAGTCATTGATCGAGTCCACTAAGCAATACAATAAAAGTGTAAATGATGGAATTGCAGCCAATAAATTATCGGCCAATCAACAAAGGCTTCGGCTTCAGATTGAGGAAAGCGTCAACGAGGCACAGCGAGACAGGCTATTTCAGCACGCAAAGCAAGAGGGTGACTTAATCACACTGAAGAAGCTCAAAGCCCACGAGGCAGCCAAGCTCATCCCTATAGACAAAACGGTCGCAAGGCTTGCCACGGAAGGTAAAGCATCTGAAGAGCAGATGAAAAAGCAATTGGCAGAGCGTGCCGCCATTGCCAAAGATGTTGCTTCCATTCAGTCAGCCATTGCAAAGGCAGCAGGCGACGAGGCCAGCGAGCGAAGGGAAACCCTCAAGACCCTCAAGGAAGAGCGTGAGGAGAGGATGGAATCCATGGCTAAGCAAATGGAGGCCGTGATGGAGGTTGGCAACGCTATTGACTACAACGCCGACAGGGAGAAGACCAGGAATCTTGCTAGTAGGTTGGCCACATCCGAAGGAATAGAGCTAACCGAGGCACTTGAAGAGAAATACAGGCTAGTCGCTGGACAGATTGAAGACATCCAGGGCAAGCTGGACGAGGGCGGAATGGGGGCAAAGGAAATAATTGAGGCGAATGATAACCTTGACACATTCCAAGCCAGCCTAGACGCAACTGGCAAGGCACTAAAGGATCAAGAAAATGGCATGAACGAATGGCAGAAGTCAATGGTTGAGTTGTTTGACGACGTCAGGGAAGGCATTGCAGACGCTATCGTTGAGGGCGAGAATTTCAAGGGCGTGCTTCAGTCAATTCTAAAGCAGATCGCTAAGACTCAATTGCTTGCTGCTATTGGTGGATTTGGTAATAGCGAAAACAAGGCATCTGGATTCCTGGGAATGCTGAAGGGCAAGGGCAAAGCCATTGGAGGCCCTGTTAGTGCCAACACACCATACATAGTAGGAGAGAAGGGGCCTGAGCTATTCACACCAACTAATGCTGGATCAATCACACCCAACAATCGCATGGGTGGAGGTGGGCAGACCATCTCGGTTGTGAACAATTTCGCCATCAACGGCGGTGACAAACAGGAAATGCAGGGCATGATTGCTCAGTCAGTTTCCACATCCGTACAGCTAGCAGTGGCCAAGATCGGCGACAACAAAAGGAGAAGAGTTTAATGCCAACTATACCAACAAGCCCAGCGTTCTCATCGGTAACAGTCCGAAGGAACAAGTCAACGCCATTCACCAGGTCACCTTTTACGGGCGACATCCACGTCTATGAGTGGGTTGGCTCAGGCAAGTACGAGTGGGACGCGGTTCTGCCTCCC